TGGACCGGCATATTGAGCTGGCACGGCAGCATCGACGGCCGCTTGAAGCGCGGGATCAACGGCCTGTGCGGAGAGCAGGGGGCAGAGGGCGAAGAGGAGGAGGCAGGAGAGTCGGAGGGTTTTCATGACGAGGTTGGTGAGGTGTCAAAAATCAGAGGGACGAGATTGACGGGATTGACCGGAGTGACGGCGGCTATTGTTCTCCCTCGCTCATTTTGGCAGCGACTTTGCCGGGCACTTTGCCAAGCTGACTGGCGATGCCATGGAGGCGGCCTTCGAGGTTACTGATCTGCTGGCCGTGAGCTTCGACCTTGGGGGACATGTGGCTTTGCTCAGACTCGACGCTGCGCAGTCGGAGCTCCATGGTCGCGGCCCAAATGGCCCCGCTGACGATGATCATGAGCGCGGCTAGGAGGAGCTTGGCGAGACGCTCCAGGCGAGAGAGGATGAGGTCGATGCGGGAGAGAGAGTCTTCGCTCATGCGTGGGAGGATGGAGAGTTATTGATCAAGGAGTTTCGCGGCGGCGAAAAGGGCATCGACCTCGGCAGTCGTCTTGTTTAGCACCGTGGCAAAGGTGGCGATGAGCGGATGATCGCGATGGAAAACGAGCGTGTCTTCCCACCACACTTGAGCACTTAGTCGATCCGTTTCGGCTTCGATGCCGCTGATGGCTTCTACGACGCCCGTGAAGAGCCCGGCTTGCACGAGCGCGAGCCGGAAAGCACGGCGATTGACGGTGACGGGAGGCGCAGGGCGGTTGTCCCAGGCTAGCTGCAATTCTTCCAGTGTGGGTTTTTCGCCTGGCCCATTCCAGGTGAGCGTGGCGTAGTCATCCGCAACTTGTGACCATTGAGCGCCGGGGCGAGCGAGGAGAATTGATTCGGTTAAATTCATGGCAAAAACTCTGTAATGGTCATGCTACTGATGAGCGTGCCGCCGAACAGGGCGGCGTTAGTGTTCGAGCGATTGAGCGCTGCGGTTCCCGCGACCCCCGGACCGTAGCGGACGCGATAAGTTCGGGCTGCGGTGGAACCGGCTGCGACGATGTGTCGGAACCTCACCGTCGCAGTGTAAAATGCCCCCAGGGTTGTATCAACAGCTCGCAGTGCATCGGACGTGGAATCAACAAAAAGAGCCGCCTCAACGTTGGTAGCGACATTGGAGGCCCCTAAATTTAACTCAATTTCGATGATGATTAAGCTGCTGCCGTTTGTTGGGGTGATCGACGTATCGATACCCGCGCTCGCGCCCTCCGTGATTTGCGGAATTGAGTTGTCATACGGGATCACCGCCGTTGTCGTTCCCGCTGTGGAGTTTGTCGATGTGATTAATTGTAAAACCTTACCGCCGCCTCCACCGACAGCCCACTTGACGCCGCTGGCCTCCGTGCTGTCCACGGTGAGCACATGACCATTGGTGCCACCCACGGCGACGCGGATGTTGTCGGTGCCGTTGTGGACGATCAAATCGCCCTTCGTGGTCGTCGGTGCGAGCGCGTCGAAGGCGTTGGTCTGTGAGGTCTGGCCGGTGCCACCGTTGGCGATGGGAAGCGCTCCGGTGACTCCGGTGGAGAGCGGTAAACCGGTGGCGTTGGTGAGGGTGGCTGCACTCGGGGTGCCGAGGTTCGGCGTGACGAGGGTGGGCGAGTTGGCAAACACGAGCGCTCCACTGCCGGTTTCGTCGGAGATCACGCCCGCGAGTTGCGCGGAGGTCGTGGCGGCAAATTGAGAGAGCGGATTGCTGGTGAGCGCATTTCCACCGCCGCTCAGTGTCTGCATCGTTGGGGCCGCGCCCGCGCCGTTGCTCGTCAGCACTTGACCGGCGGTGCCGGTGGCGACGACGGCAGGGTTGCCGCTGGCGTCGTAGGTGATGAGGTTGCCTGCGGTGCCTGCGGCCATCTTGGCAAGAGTCACTGCATCATCCACGAGGCCAGCCGTGGGCAGTCCGGTGGCGTTGGTGAGCGTCAGACTGCTGGGCGTGCCGCCTGCGCCGTTGAATGTGACCAGCGAACCCGCGCTGCCAACGTTGATGCCGAGCGCCGTTGTCACCCCCGTGCCGAGGCTGGTGATGCCTGTGCCACCGTTGGCGACGGCGAGGGTGCCGGTGAGCAGCGTTGTGGGGATCGCTCCGCTGGCAAGCGTGCCCACAGCGGTGATTGATGAGAGGTTGCCAGTGGTGAGGATGGTGCCTGTCACGTTAGGCAACGTCCAAGTGCGATTGGCCGTGAGCGTTGCATAAACAAGATTCCCGGACAGTGCCCCGCTTTGCGCCAGCACCAATTGATCACCGCGCAGCTCGGCGATGGGGTAGGCAAAACTAGGACCGCTGGTCACTGCGAATGCATAACCAGCCGTCAAACTTCCAGCGCCGTTGAAAACCGCGACTTTCCCCTCGTCCGCCGCACCATTCCCTCCCTCACTGAATCCCAGCAATGCCGCCGTGCCGAGGCCAAGCGTCGTGCGCATCGCCGCATAGTCTGCGGCATTCAGCAGGCTCTGCACGTTGGCCGTGGGTGCAATACCCGCGAACGTGGTGAGGTTGGCGCTGTAGGCCTGGACGTTGGTGCCGATGACGAGACCCAGTAGGGTGCGCATGGTCGCATAGTCCGCCGCATTCAGCAGACTCTGCACGTTGGCCGCTGGCGCGATGCCCGCGAACGTGGTGAGGTTGGCGCTGTAGGCTTGGACGTTGGTGCCGATGATCAGTCCGAGTAGGGTGCGCATGGCCGCATAGTCCGCCGCATTCAGCAGGCTCTGCACGTTGGCCGCTGGCGCGATGCCCGCGAACGTGGTGAGGTTGGCGCTGTAGGCCTGGACGTTGGTGCCGATGATCAGTCCGAGTAGGGTGCGCATGGCCGCATAGTCCGCCGCATTCAGCAGGCTCTGCACGTTGGCCGCTGGAGCGATGCCCGCGAACGTGGTGAGGTTGGCGTTGTAGGCCTGGACGTTGGTGCCGATGACGAGACCCAGTGAGGCAGCGGTTTGGTCACCCGTGTTGGTGCCGCTGAGTGTGCCGCTGGCACCATCGGCGATGGTGATGCCACTGGTCTGCACCAGCTTGCCACTGGTGCCGTTGTAGCGCACGATGGCGTTGTCGGTGGCACTGGCGGGGCCGACGACATCGCCGCTGCCAGAGCCGCCTGCGACGGTCAATTCTTTGGCCTCATCGTCGTGAGTGAATCCGTTGGCTTCAGGAGCGCGCAGCTTGAGCCATTCCCAGCTCGTGTCGGTGTTGGCTTCCGGTGCGGGATCTTCAGGCCGCGTGTAGGCGGTCTCGAAATGAATGGGGAAGGCGACGCGCTCGGCATTGCCGGAGAGTTCATACTCGACCTCACAACGCAGCTCGATCGGCTGAGTCGGATCTGCAGCGGCGTCGATGTGCGCACGCAGGGCGACGCTGTCGGCAGAGTCCCACTCGAAGACGTATTGCGCGGTCGCGCCGGAGCCGCTGAAGACGGCACTGGTGTCGATGAGTGAGGGGGCACCGCTGGGGGCATTTTTCGGCTTGATCACGCACTTCATCGTGCCGGAATCGACGGTGCCGATGTCGGCACCCGCGAAGCATTTGATGATGAGCTTGAGATGCGAAAGGAGCTTGGCGGAGACGCTGGGCAAAGCGGTGCCAGTGAGCGCGGCGCGGGCGACTTTGGCCGCCGTGTCGAGGTAGATCGTGGAGGTCACGTCAGCGTCACTGTGTCAATCGTCCGCAGAGTTCGGTCCGCAGACGATCCGCAGATTTCACCGATTGGAGGCAGGATTTTCCAAGCCGATTTTTTGATTTTGACTCTGAAATCATGCCTTGAATCATGCCTCCCATCTGCGGATCACCATTGGGACATCGGGCACTTGCTCGTGGGCATGTGATGTTTCGCGGAGGTGCAGCCGCATTTGTTGTGCATGCAGCGGCCGGTGCCTGCGAAGGCGGCGGCATCCCAATGCGGGCACTCTTGGCAGATGGCGCGGCGCTGGGCGATGAGTTCGGGATCTGCTTTGGGCGCACCGCTGGCGATCCATTGGCCGACTTCTTTGGCGGCACGCACGGCGAGCGTGGGCAGGCCGGGAAGGGGAGCAGGCCAGTGCTCGCAGTGAGCGGTGGGATCTCGCGGCAGGCGGCAGAGCGCCCGGTGCGGACAGCGCATGCAGATGGCGGTTTGAGCGGCGGTCATGCGGTGGGGGCAAATTTGACCGGACACACGCAGCGCAGGACTTTGTCTGTCGAGACCCAGCCCTCGGCCCAAGTGGGCATGGAGGAGCTGAAAAGCTGCGGAGTGCCGGGATAGAGGGTGTAGCGGGCGATGGGCAGCTCAGAGAGCATGCCGGTGCCTTCGCCGATGGCGAGGTGCAAGGGCGAGCCGCCGATGATGCGCAGTTCGCTCTCGTATTGCGCGACGCTGGCGAGCAGGGGCGGGCCTTCCGCGCCACGCGAGGCACCGGCGAGGTAGTGCGAGAGGTAGCCGCCTTCCTCGCTGCCTGCATACGCATCGGCCGCGACGAGATCGGTCCACTCGGACCACTCTCCCCAGTCGAAGGCACCGATGGCGGCCGCCTTGACGCCGGCCTCGGTCGTGGAGGCTCCGCCGTAGGTGAGCACCGGCTCCTCTGCGCTGGAGTAGTCAGCAGGCTCGTCGAGCAGCGATGCCATGCAGCCTTCGGGATCTTCGGTGGTATCAGAGGGCACGCCGTCGCAGTCGGGCGTGGCATCGGTGCCGCCCCAGCTCACATAGGCGGAGGGGCCGGTGTTTTGCACGGTGGTGCGCTGGCAGGAGCGCACCAGCTCATCGGGCTCAGGATCGCTGTTGTAGGCATTGTAAACCACGACGGTGGTCAGCTCCGTGTGATAAGCCTCGGTTTCGGGGTTTTGAAATGCGGCGCACATCAGCGCGTAGCCAGCGCCGTAGCGGGTGCGGATCTGCAATCTCACGGGGCGGTTGCAGCAGCCTGCCACGCATTGACTCAGGGGAGGGATGCCCGGCCCCACGCCGGTGAGGACTTCGCTCTCGTCATGTTCCTCAAGGCAGAGCATGTCGGGGGATCAAGTGGTGGTCCAAGTGGCGGACGCGGAGCGGCCTTCTTCCGTGCCGTCGCTGGCATCACACACGCCTAGATTGAGCGAGGTGATGGTGGGCTGCGTGCGTTGCACGATGCCATCGACGACTTGCGCGATGAGGCGATACGTCGTGAGGGTCAGTCCGGTGAGGTCGAGATCATCACTCAGCGGCGTGGCGTTGGTGACGATGGTGAGAGGATTGGAGGCGACGAGCGTGGCGGATTCGAGAAAGAAATGCGAGCCGAAGACGAGATCGAACTCGGCTTTGATATAGACGAAAAAATCACCGCTTAGAGTGAGGGCATTGCCCGCCTCGCCGATGGGATCTCCGGTGAGCGTGGGGATCTCGCCACGCACAGTGCCGGCATGGATGCGGCCGCTGGCGTCATGAATGTAAAAGGGATGCACGTCGCCAGCATTGCCCGCTCCGCCGACATCGAAGGTCAGTGAATCACTGCCAGCGCCCTGGCTGCGTGTGGCACCGACGATTTCGATCTGCACACCAGCGATCGCCGCGACGCGTTCGAGAAAGGACTCGACGGTCTTTTGCCACGGCACCAGGCCGATGGGCCAGCGCGGGGCGCGGAGTTTGCGCGAGGACTGCGACTGCGTGATCATGCGGCCGGGGTGAGAGCCTCGACGGATTCGAGGTGAATCGTGAAGAACACCATGTCGAAGAGCACATAGTTTTCATCGGCGCTGAAGGCGATGCTTTTGCCACTGCGACTGCCGGGAGTGTTCACCGGCCATTGTTTGAGCCAGCACTCGCGGAAGTTTTTGTTGTCGCGAAGGACTTCCATGACGGTCTCACGTTCGTGGCCGGGACAGCGCACCGCGACGCGGATCTTGGCGCGATCGCGCTCAAGCACTTCGAGCTTGATGACGGGCTTGTCCGTGAGCACGGCGACGAGGGCGCGGGTGAAGTCTTTGATCTGCGGTTCGAGTTCGGTGAAGGTCATGAGGGTGAAGAGTGAAGGATGAATCAGCGGAACATGACGGGATGGATGTAGCGATAGACGATCTGGTAAACCATCGCGGCGATCTGGCTGTTGAGCGTGGCCTGCGTGGGCGTGGCGACGACTGTCCAGCCGTAGGGGTAGTTGTAGGTGAGGTTGTCGGGGTCGTCGGTGAGCACGATGGATGCGATCGCAGGCGCATCGGCCGGTGTGGACATGCTCGGCACCGTGGAGGACGGCAGCGTGGCCGCGCCTGCGAGGTAGGTGTCTGTGACGACGATCTCGGGCAGATGAAAATTCGTGTGCCGCGCATCCATCCAGCCGCCCGTCAAGCTCACGGTGATGGGCTCCGAGGCGCTGAACTGCTGACCGTTGACCGTGATCATTCGGTGATACGGCTTGGCTTCTTCAAAGCCGCGATAGGTGCAGTCGGCGGTGACAAAATCCGTGTTGTCGTCGGTATGGCTGAGATCGCAGAGGTAGAGGTAGGGATGCGAGGGATGCGAGGCACCGAGCGCGAACTCGCCTGCGATGACCTCGCCTGCGCTGATATTGCTGCCTAGCGCTGCTGCGCTGCCGCCGCTGGTGAGGGAGACCTTGAAGGTATCTGCGGTGCGGTCGATGACGAAGTAAGGCACGCCCAGCGAGGTGTGACTTTGCGGGACGAGACTGCTGCCACCCGTCAAGCGAGCGAAGAAGACGCGACGGCCATTCTGGAAGCCGTGCGCGTTGCAGGTGATGACGCCGGTGCTGGCGACGCCGGTGCAGGATTTCCACGCGGCATGCCAAGAGAGGTACCGGACGCTGCGCTCGTCCCATCCGGCCTCAATCGTGCGCCGTTTGCCACGGCTGAGGATCTTCGTCGGGTAGCTCTCATCAAGCGAGCCTTCGGCGGTGATTTGCCATTCATGGCTGATGCCGCTGGTGGTGTGGGTGAGTTCCACGATAATCATGCCGGGAAAGCCGGGGCAGGGATCGCCCGTGCTCAACGTGGTGGTGAGCGGGGTCTTGTAGCTGCCTTGGAGCACATCGACGCCGCGTAGCTGCGTGCGTTTCACGATGGGATGACGCCAGAGGGGAAGAGTGCCGGTGGAAAAAGCGGGGCTCATGAATCATTGGCCGAGGAGGCCACGGGAAAGGAGTTCGTTGGTGCGGTCGATTTTGGTGGAGAGCTGATCACCGCCCCGTTGCGCGGCTACGTTGGCACTGACGGCGGTGGTGCTGGTGCTGATGGGCGGACGCTGGCGGGAAAGGAAGGCGTCGATGCCGCCGCCGGTGAGTGAGCGCGTGGGTGGTGAAAGGCGGCGGTCTCCGGTGACGAGGGAGCGACTATAGACGGGGACGGCTTCACCGCGCCCGTAGCCTGCCATCGGCGCTTCGTTGAAACCAACTTCGCGGGTTTGCTGCGCTCGCAGGAATTCGTCAAAGCCTTGGCCGAAGGGTCCGCCATCGCCACGCGGCCGGGCGATGATGCGACTGCGCTGGCCGCTGTTGCGGCGCTGGATGTTTTCTTCGAGCTGGACGCGCTGCTCAGCCATGCCTCGCGCCTGCTCTGGACTTGCGCCGGTGGTGCTGCGGATGCGCTGGACTTCGCTTTCGATTTTGGCCTCACGCTCGATGCGCTGCGCCTCACGCTCACGACCACGGGAGCGGAGATCGAGAGCGCGAAGGCTGCGCATTTCGGTGTCGCGCCGCTGTTCCATGTCTCGCAACGACAGTGTTTTTTGTATGGCTCCTTGTTTCTGCTGTTCGGCGGCGACCGTCACAGCGGCAGATTCTCGTGTGGTGGCGATGGCTTTCTTTTCGGCACTTTCGGTTTTTTCGGCGGCACGCTCTTGCTCGACGGCGGCAATGGCCGCGTTGGCTTGTGCCAGCGTTTGACCGTCCATCATCAGACCGATGTGAGCGATGGCTGAAACAACGGCATCATCAGCGCTTTTGACCGCACTGCCCACGAGGCTGAAAAAAGTGCTGGTTGCGGAGCCGAGTTCTCGGATGAGATCGGTGTTTTCTTGCAAGGCATTACCAAGCTGTGAAGCACCTTCGACCCCTTGACGGACGAGGCCTTCTGCAAACGCTTCGGTGGCAAGATTGATGCTGGTGCGGAAGTCCGCCATCTTTTCATCCAGGCCAGCAGTGGCACGTTCGAGCCGTCCAAAGCCGTCGATCAAGCGGGAGATAAATTCCTCTGCGCTGATGTTCATTTTTTGCAAGGCCTCGGTGTCGGCGGTGCCAAAGACATCCGTCATCACGGCCCGCACCTGGGGCACACGCTCGGCGATTTGATTGATTTCCTCCGCGCTGACTTTGCCTTTGCTGATGATTTGTGTGAGGGCGAGCACGACGCCGTCGAGATCTGCCGAGCTGCCGCCTGCCAGTGCCAGCGCGTTGCCCATTTCAATGATGGATCTTTTGCTCATCTCGGCGCTTAGTCCGACACTGCGAAGGCGAATGTCTCCCTTCACCGCTTGCTCGAATTCGAGGCCGGGGAGCTTGGCCGCCTCCATGAGTTCATCCATGCGCTGGCGACCGCCTTCAGCACTGCCTTCGAGCGTCGTCATGCCACGGCGGAGGCGGTCGAGACTGGCGACGGTGCGGACACTCTCACGCGCCAAGATGCCTAGACCGATGCCCGCCACTGCTCCGCGCACGCGGCTGAAACTGGTCTCCGTGTGCTTGGCGCTGGCAGCAAGTCGGCGGTCTTGATCTGCCAGGCCACGATTGAGCGCGGTGCCGTCGTAGCCGAATTTGACTGTTGCGTCGTTTGCCATGGGGATCGTCAGGGTTTGACGATGGCCGCATGTCAAAGCTGACTTGATTGACCGTGGTGACCGCAGTGACGGTTCAGCGGCGAGTGCGCATGACGGCCAGCAACTCTGCCATGAGCTTTCGCGTGCGCATCATCTCGCGTGCGCACACGAAAACGTAGTAAGGCATCAAGATCGTGAGCAAAGCGAACACGAGAGCAAGGAAGGCCAGCACGAAACCAATCGGGCCGGTGAGGTGATGTTGGAGGTCGTTCATGACTCGGCAGAATAAAGACAACGCTCACAATGTCCATTCGCAAAGCTGGCCGCGCTGGGTGGCATGCTTGAGTTGGTAATACAAGGCGCGGTGAAGCGGCATGTCTTGAATGTGATCCTCATGCCACCCGGTGAGGGATGCGACATCGCCAGTGATGTCGCAGCTCACGGGCGGCAAGGCGAGTTTCCCGATCCATCCACGGTCTCTCCGGTGGCGCTGTGCGCACGCGCACGGTTGATGCACTGCTGCATTTCGTCAGCCAGCGTCGCAGCGGCGTCCATTTCATGCAATGCGATGTTTTTTTCAACCCAGGCGTCGTAAGCCATAAGCTGCGCTTCAGTGGGCAGCAGACGCAGGACGCGCAGGGTCGCGAGATCAAGGCTGGCGCTGTAGAGGATGCGCGGCGCTTCGGCGGCAAAGTCGGCCATGGTCGCGTATGAGGCCAGCGGCGGCGCATTCATGCGCACGCGCAAGTCGCGATAATACATCTCGTTGACGAGCGTGATCTTGAGTTCCACGCCGCGCCACGCGAACACGCGATGGAAATCTTTTTCGCGTTGCTCGGGGTCGATGAGCGGCGCGGTGTCGATGAGGTTGGCGCTGGGGGCGGAGGGAGTTGGGGGGTCGGAGGGGAGGAGCATGGGGGAAAGGTTGAAGGTTGAAGGATGAAGGATGAATTAGGAATGAGGAAGGATAGCGAACGTCCGCTGCACCGAACGGCGCTCGCTTAGACTCACTTGTCGGTGAGCTCTTGGTTATGCCCAAGGAATAGATCCCCCTGGGCGAGTTCATCGGTGATTCGTTTCAGTGCCGTGGCGTAGTGCGTCGGGTCTTTCTCGATCCCCACAAAGCGGCGTCCGGTGCGGATGCAGGCGATTCCAGTTGTCCCGCTTCCCATGTATGGATCGACCACCACGGCCCCGGCTGGCACCTTCGCTTGCTCCATGCACCACGCCATGAGGGCCACGGGCTTTTGTGTCGGGTGCAGATGCTCGCCGACTTCTGTATCCCGGCAGATGCCGTGCCACAGGTGGCGGAACGTCTTCACGGTTTTCGATCCACTCAGCGCAGCCAGTTCGGCGTCGGATCGGTTGAATTTCATGTCCTCGATTCCGGGGCGTTTGTCCCAGACGAGCCATCCGCTTCCCGGTAGCTTTTCACTGAAGAAGTTCGCACCCCACAGCACGAACGGCAGGCCGGTGCGGAGTAGTGGTGACGGGTCGAACGGCTCGCTATCGCCTTCGATTGTCACCCCTTGATGCTTTACCTTGTGCCACTTTCCGCCGGTTCCGCCGCCTGATTTATGGGCGATTCCATAGGGCGGATCGCTGATGATCGCATCGGCTTTCACAGTGGCGAGCAGTGGCAGGCAATCCCCGAGATACAGCGTCACCCGGCCGCAAGAAGAGGCATAACAATGACCTGATGCCAACACCTGCCCGGCGGCAGTTGTTTGCGAATCAGAGTCGATGGCGGGCAGGTGTGGCATAGGTCAAGCGTTCGTCTTGTGTGCGGCCTCAAGTTTCGCGAGGCGGGCGGTGAGATTGACCAGGTGGGTTTCGAGGGCGACGGGAGCGGGGGAGAGACGCCAGGTTTTGCAGCCTTCAAAGAAGCGCATGAACATGCCCGCGAGACCTTCGTGACCGACGCGGAGACCGGCTTCAAAAATGGCGGTGTCGATGTGTTCGAGCATTTCGCGCATGGTGCCCTGACGCTCCAGGGTGATGTGGAGATGCGGCAGGGCGGTTTGGCGGATGAAGCCGCGTGTTTTTTGGGGGTCGGCTCCGTCGAAGCGGGCGGCAATGTGATCGGTCTCGCAGGGACGGAAGCCGCGATCTTTGAGCGAGAAAACGATTTCAGCGGGCCATCCTTCGCGGAGGAGTTCGTTGATTTCTGCGTCGCTCATGCTGACGAGAGCGCGTTGTTGGTCGGTGATGCTGCTCATGAGATTTTGATGCCGAGGCGTCGTTGGACTTGGTCGATGGTGTGGCCGGGGGCGTCGGCGCGGAAGGCCGCGCCTTTGTCGCGAAAGGTCTTGTGTGAGACGGTGATCCATTGGTCTGACTGCTGATGCTTGCGCAGCTCTCGCAGGCAATGGAGCGCGTGAATGGCGATGGCGAAGGGCTCCCAGCGGCGGGTGGGAAAGAGAGTGTTGGAGCGCAGGGCTTTGATGAGCGGCTCGCAATCGGTGCGGGGAGCGTTTGGCTCCGTGGTGAGGGGCCGGGCGTAACGGGCGACGATGTAGGTGTGCCCGGTGCCGTTGTGGGTGACATCGAGCAGATCGTGACCGATGCCGATGAGGGCGAGGATGAGGTCTTGATCCTGACTTTGGAAGGTGACTTCATTGACCGGATTGACGGGTTCTTTGGTGCTTTGCAGGAGGTAGCTGCCAGGAGCTTCTTCGATGAGGCGGTAAGACGCGCCTTTGTGGGATTCGATCAAACGGGTGCGATTGACCATGGCACGCAAGGCGATGAGGTAGGGATGGAGGAGCTGCGTGGCGAGTTCGCCGATGAGTTTGCCGCTGTTGAAATCGCGACGCAGAGCGCCAGTGATGAAGGCGCGGCCGTTGCGTTCAGGATCGACGCTGGAGACGCTGGCGAAATGCCAGTGGGTGTATTGCTGGCCGGTTTTGTGATCTTGCATCGGCACAGGCTTGAGGGCGATGTCGAGGGATGCGAGCGCGGCGGCCTCGTAGGTGTTGCGGGTGGTTTGCCAAGCGAGCATTTTGAAAGGATGAAGGAGGAATGATGAAGGATGAAATGAAGAAGCGCGTGATCGTGGGGAGGACGATCACGCGCTGCGTGGGAGGGGGATCGTCAGGAGATGGAGAGGGGCGGTGGTTAGACCATCTGCGGGCAGTGCAGCAGATTGAAGGTGAACTCGCGGCCTGTGCCGCTGCGGGCTTTTTTGGCTTCGGGATCGCGGCTTTGCAGGGTGCCGACGGTGATCTCGATGCCGAAGAGTTCGTTGTCGATCAGGTTCGCCAGGCTCAGGGCAACGACTTCGGCGTCATCGAGCGCGGCGAATCCCTGGAGCGCTCCGCTGCTGGTGGGGATGGGCTGACCGACGATGGCAATCTCGGCCTTCGGGTCGTAGCCTTCGCTGTAGAGCGTGGCGGGCACGCTGCCTGCGTTGGGCACACCCATGACATCGTCATAGGTGCGGGTGGTCTTGACGGTGAAGTCGGTGAGGTAGAGGCCGGACTCGTTTTGAAGTGAGCCGGGACGGGTGCCTGCGGTGAAAAGAGGGGTCATGACAGTGAGGGGGAGGTGTCAAAGAGGAGGTTTGCAGTTGTTGGCGGTTGTTTGCAGTGGTTTGCAGTTGTTTATGAATTGTTCCAGAAGGTGACGACTTGGAAGGGGGCGGTCAGGGTGAGGAGGGATTTGGCTTCGTCGTAGTCGTCGGTGATGGTTTGGGGGTAGATGGCTTGGATGTGCCAGCCTTCGCGGTAGGAGTCGCTTTGGGATTCGATGAAGGTTTGCCAGGTGGTGCGGTGGTCGTCGTCGAAGAGGCTGCGGAGAGCTTGAAGCCAGGCGTGCGCGGCGGCGCGGGTGGTCTGGCCGGTTTCGGCGCCGATGTTGATTTGAAGGCGGAGATTGAGCGTGAGGGTGAGCAGGGTGTCGGCGGATTCAGGATCGACCTCGACTTCAAACAGGACGTGGGGATGCGTGAGGGCGGTGGCGGAGGAATGCATGCGGCGTGGCACGGCGGAGACGCTGGGGACGCCGGAAACGGCCAGAGCGGCGGCGCTTGAGGTGTAGTCGGCGAAGACGGTGGAGAAGTGGGCGGCGGGGGAGGTGGAGGGCATGGTGTCGGAACCGTTGACGGTGGTTGACGTGGTTGACTGTTGTTGACGGTGGAAAAGAAAAAGCGCCGGGCCGTTTGCACGGTCACCGGCGCTTCCAACACATGAGGACGAGAGGGTTTAGGAGGCGACGCCGGAGGCGAGACCGGCGGCGGAGTAATTGATCTTGGTGGAGGTCTTGGCGATGGCGCAGATGCGGCCATACCAGCCGGTGGTGACATCGGCGATGGGTGCGATTTTACCGGGCGTGGCAGAGCCAACGATGGCACCGTTGACGGTGACGCCGTGGGTGCCGATGGTGAGGTCGTCGTCCTCGGTGATGTATTCGACCGGTTGACCGCTGGAGGCGGAATTGAGCGCCAAACCGACGGCAGTGCGGATGAGGGCAGAGGCACCGTTGGCATCGGCCAGTTTGGCGACGTTGGCGGCTGCGGTGTCGAGGTAAATTTCCTCACCGGCGGCGATGGTGGCACCGGCGATGGCGCGGCGGCGGCGTGCCAGGGCAGCGGTGGAGGGAATGACGGCGGAGGCGGTGATGGAGATGTCGGCCATGGGGAGAAAAGGATGAAGGTGGAAGGATGAAGGATGAAGGGTGTCAAACTGAGAGGGGGAGACTCGGAGACGTGGAGACTAGGAGATGGTGAGTTGCGTCTTTTTGAGGACAGCGCGGATGCCGTAGCGAATGGAGTTTTGCAGGCGCTTTTTGCGTTTGCCGCTGTTGAGGACGAACTGCATGCGGCGGCTGAGATCGTTGGCGCGACCATGACGGGCGCGATTCGTGATGATGATCGTGAATTGATCCGGGCGAGGGATGACGGTGATGCTGCCGACGGTTTGCTGGTGACGTGTGATCCAGGTCGGAAGCGAGGTCTTCAAACGGGCAGCGGCGGGTGCGAAGCCGGAGGCGAGCAGACCGACGCGGGACTGTTGCTGCTTGATGTGGCTTCGCACATAGCGGGCATCACGGACATGCTCGCTTGGTTTGGTGCCGGTGACGCGACCATTGCTGCCTCGGCGTTTTTCATGAGCGGCTCCGTCGTCGCTGCCGAAGTCGATCAGCTCTTTGAGTCCGAGCGTTTTGCAAATGCGGGCAGTCTGCGGCCAGTTTTTATGCTTCACCGCTGCCCAAAATGCGGCGGCGAGTTTTTCGTCACGCGCTTTGATGATGGCGTAAAGTTTGCCAGGGGTGGCATAGACTTTCCACACGTCGCGCATGACGGCAGACTCGCCGCGTTTTTTTGAGGCCGGATTGGCTTTGCCCATGCTCGGTGGTGTGATGGCGGTGATGTCGCGCACAAAGCCGCGTGCATCATCTTCGATGGCCTTCGCCATGATCGCAGCGGCCTCACGCGGAACTTGTTTGAGCTTTTTGAGCAGCGGGCCGAGTTGGACGTTGGCGCTGATCATTGCGTGGTGATCTGGTGGCCGGTGAGTGTCCAGAAAACGCCATGAGGGGAGGCGTTCGGCGCTCCGGCTTCGGTGTCCAGGGCATAGACTTTTCCGGTCTCGACGTGGGTGAAGCGGACGGCTCGGGTGGCGTCGGTGGTAGCGTCGATGATGTCGGACGCGGGCAGGAGTGCGCAGGCCACGACGATCTTGATGGTGCGCGATTGGATGACGCCGCCGTCCTGCTCATACTTGACGCCACGGCGTGCGATGTAAGCGGCGGAGATGCTGCGAGCGCCGAGGGTAATGGTGCAGGGGTTGCGCTGGAGCAGTCCTGCGAGGTGCAGCTTTTCACTGGTGACGAGGGCGGCGGACATGCCGGGGTGGAAATGTCAAAGCGTGAAGGCATAAAAAAGCGCCGCGTCCCCCAACCAAAAGGGACGCGGCGCAGGGGACACCGGCGGGCGAAGAATAACCGCGCCGGGTGAGAGTCTCACGATTAGCCGAGGAGCGTGGCGACGCATTCGGGCTTCCAGACTTTGATGCCGTAGAAGCAGAGGATGCGGATGACGTTCATGCCATCGCCTTTGTAAAGGCGAGCGGTGAAGGTGAGGCCACTCACTGGGTCAATGAGCGTGGCGATCTCTTCACCGGCATCACCGCCTGGAGGCTGCGCTGGTGGGCGCATGGCAAGCTCGATGGCGCTGCGATGGTAGCCGATGTTGGCGGTGTAATTGTTGCCGATGGTGACGGCTTTGTTGTTCACGATGGCTCCGCGAAGGCCAGGGTGATTGATGACGATGTCGCCATCGCCATCGCCAGCAAAGCCGGTCTTGATGACGTAGGCACCGGCGGCAGGATCGTCCGCCACGGTGATCACATCACCAGACAAGAAGGTGCCGGTGCCAGTATCGACGTGGATGGTCTTGACGCCTGCGGCATAGCCGGAGGCTTCGTCGATGAGGTAGGAAGCGCCGGTGCCTTTGGTGTGGGAGGCCACTCCGCCGCTGGTGCGGATGGAGAAGCCGCTGATGTTCAGCAGCTCGCCACGGCGAAGCGGGGAATCGGCACCGGCCTCATTGGCTTTGGTGAGCTGCGAAAGATTGCGCAGGTTTGTGCCGGCCGTGGTGGAGATGATGAGGGAAAGCTCGCCATCATTGACGGGGCAGCCGTTATCCTCAAGGATCTGGCGCAGGGCGTTGATGCTGTTGTGGTTCGAAGCGAAGGGCGTGGTGCCTGCGGTGCCGGTGGCACGGGAAGCGCCGTTTTTGGCTTTGACGCCGATGGCGGCCTCGATGGTGTTGCGGATCTTGCGCAGACTTTGAGCGTAAAGGCTCGTCATGGCCTGCTCCGCGCCGACGGTATTGGCGAGCTTGAGGAAGGTCTCGCCTTTGAGCGGGATGGCAGCACCCGCGACGCTGTCGATGGTCATGCTTTCAACATCGGTGGTGATGTCGGTAGCCGATGGCAGACTCATGGCGGGAGTGTAGCTATCGATCAACGTGGGCTCCTGCGTGCGCAGCGAGGTGACGGTGCCATTGATGGAGACGGGCGTGACATCGGCATTGACCATGACACCTTGAGAGAATCCCACCGGCTCCGCGACAACCATGTCACGAGCGGCATAAAGGATTTCCGTGAGGCCGGTCATGCTGATGTCATTCAGGCAAAGACGGGCGCGGGGTTGCCAGTTTGTGTCGAGGGCATTGGCCCCGATGAAGAAGGTGACAGCGAAGGCTGCCGCAGCGGCGACGGGGCCGAAGATGGCAGCGGTTTTGAGGGTGACGCCGACGAGGGCGACGAGGAAGAAGAGACCGGCGAGGAGCTTGATGTGTTTCATGGGTGGAGGGGCGATGGAGTTTAGCGGCGGGTGAGGTGGGTTTGATGGTGATCAGTCTTCGAGCTTGCCTTTGGCTGCCATGAAGGCATTCCGCTCGGCATGGGGGAGCTTGTTGAAGGCGGCGCGGGTCATGGTGTTTTCGGGCTTGGTGGTCTGCTGAGCGCCGGGAATGGCAGGATTGCCACCGGCGGCGGCGGCGGGGCCATTGGCGAGGAGTGCGGTGATCTTGGCGAGCTCGGCTTTGAGGGCGGTGATCTCGGTTTTGTCGGTCTGCGTGGCATCGGTGATGGCCTTGGCGAAGGCGGCTTTCACGGCGGCGTCTTCGAAGTCGATGACGACGTTCGGAGACTGCGGCTTGTGCGCGGTGATGGCAGCGGTGAGCTGGTCTTCAGTTTCATCACCGTTGACGGTGATGCCGACGAGTGAGGCGAGGGCGAGGAGTGCTTTCATGGGGGTGGGAGTGCGCGATGGCGACGGTGGCGGCGCGATGTCAAAGAGGGCACTCGGCACATGACGCAGCGCGGCAGTGATGCGGGCAGTCTTGAAAGCGGAGGCACTGAGGGCGACTTCGTCGCTGGTGGCATCGGCAAAACCGTGCTCGACGGCTTCTTCACCTGTCAGCCAGGTCTCGGCGTCCATCATCGCGGTGAGGTCTTCGTCGCTCTTTTTCGTGCGCTCACGATAAGCGGCGAGGAGGCTGCCTTTGATCTTGTCGAGCAGGTCGGCGAGCTGGCGCATGTCGGCAGAGTCACCCACCGCAAAGCCGCTCGGGTTGTGAATCATCATGAACGCATTTCGCGGCATCTCGATCCGCGTGCCTGCCATGGCGATGACGGAGGCCATGGAGGCGGCGAGGCCTTCGATGCGCACGGTGACGTTGCCACGTGCCTTCAGCGCATGGTAGATGGCAAGACCATCGAAGACCTCACCGCCAGGCGAGTGGATGGAGAGAGTGATCGGAGTCGCAGCCGCGATGCTGCGGAGCTGGGCGAGGAAGTCTTTGGCACTGACACCCCAAGCGCCGATCTCGTCGTGGATGGAGATTTCAGCGGGGGCTTCGGCGGAGGCGGCATTGCGAATGGTGAACCAGGTCTTGCGGGACATGCTGGCGGGCGCATGTCAAAGGACAAGAATGGAAGACAAAAAGATGACAGACAAAAACATGCTGATTTTTTTGTCTGTCATTTTTTTGTCTATGCATCGAGCTCGGCGATGTCGGCGGCGAGGGTGGCGGGATTGAGGGCGGTGAGGATGCCGGAGGCGGGCTGCAATGTTTTGAGACCCATGCCGATGGCCAGGGCGACGCTGGCGGGGATTTCGACCTGGTCGAGGGGCAGGTTTTTGGCGCGGGCGATGGCGTAGCGGATGCTGTCGAGCTTCTGGTCAATGGCGGCATGACGCACAGCTTCGCCATCTTGGCCTGTGCTGCGCTCGATGAGGTCATCGGGCGTGATGAGGTTTTCACCGAGGCTTTCGAGGTCGGCGCGTTTGTCGCGTCCGGCATCGACGGTGGGGTCGGGATCGGTGACAAAGTCGATCTGATTCCAGTCGGCTATGTTCGCATACTGGAACAGCGGGCCGCCAGGCATCATGGCGGTGCCGATGACTTTTTCCCACAGCCATTCCAGGAAGGGATACAGGCGGGCGCGGAGGCCTTCGTGAGCGCGGGCAACCTGCTGGAGCAGTCCGCGATATTCGACGCCACCGACTTTGCCACGGGTGAAGATCCACTCGGGCGGATACTTCAGCTCGAACATGAAGGGGTGGAGGAGATCGGCGAGAATTTCGCGGAAAGGAATGCCTTCCTGCGGGTTGTTGAAAAAGTTGAAACTCTCGTTGTCCGACATCGGCAGGAACACTGCGCCTTCAGCCACCTCGACAAAGCGGCGGCCTGTGTCGGCGGTGGGATTGCCACCTTGCTCGGCGAGTGCGATTTGTTGCATGGCATTGAGCATCTTGCCATCGCGGGTGGTGGTGGCACCGAGGAGCGAGGCGCGGACCTTGGCCGAATGCTTGCGCAGGGCTTTGAGATCGAGCGAGTCGAGCAGGTCGCGACCACTGGCGAAGATCACGGGGTCGCCGTGATACTGGTGGATGCGCGTCGGGTCTTTGAGGTGGAAAATGTTGCGGTGCCCCATGGCATTGACCGCTGGGATGTCGGTGAATGTTTTGGAGAGCAGGTAACCACTGGCGTCCGGGTCTTGATTCAGGCGCAGGAGCTGGAGCTGGTCGAGACCGTTGTATTGCAGGCCGTCAAACCAGCGCAGCTTGCGGGCGGCGACGCTTTGCACGTCGCCATTGGTGAGCTGGTCGCGGCTGACGAGCTGGATTTGGAAGGCTCGTTTGCTGCGGTCATTGAGGCTCCAGGATGCACCTGCAGGCTCATAGACGGGCAAAATGAAAAGCTCA